CAAGACAATGCCTACCCACATGACCGGAAGCAAAAATAATAAGCCCTTAACGCTTGAATCCAAGGTGCCACCGAAGTCCACATGCATTGATAGAGGTCTGAAAGGTCGGCGTCGGGCCCATACACATCCAGCGCGGGAACGGTTTGCTGTACCGCTGTAAGTCATCTCCATTTTGGGCGGGGCTCCTTTCCGGCCTTCCTGCGTGCTCGAATACCCAGTGTTGTCCGATTTAAAGCACCCAGTTCGGCTCGCATAGCAGCCGCCACCTGTACGAGATACGACGCAAGCTCCCAGGTGCCAGCTGGCGACGCCAGCGCATTTGCCGACGCAACGCATTTGCAGCCAGCGCCAGGGATGCAAACACAACATTGAACATCCTGCACCTCGTCTCCTTTCGAAAACATAAGCAGGTGCTACAAGAGACCGGTGAGTCATCCGTCACAGGATTGAACAAGTCTGTAAGCGGCCTCGACAGGATAACCGGATACTGTATATATATACACTTTTCAATGAGAAATTTTTTGCACTTCTGAGCGCTACGGCTTTGACATAGGCTGTTTACTGACAGACTTCATTGATGTAAGCCTGCGCCGCCTTCAGGGCTGCTTGATCGGCAATGATCCCGGCGCGGATATCGAGAACAGATCGTCCAGCCGCTGTAGAGAGTTCGATGGAGCCTGCATGACCCACGCTGGCGGCGCTGGTGGCTTCGGACACGTTCCCGCCACCGGCACGACAACTTCCCGCGATGCGCAACCGACGAGTGCCATCAGCGACAGCGCGGCGCAAAATTTCGTTTTCAGCATGGGCCTTTTCCTTCTGTTCAATGGCGTCTTTGTCCAGAGCGGCGAGTCTCCGCTCCGCGTCCCGCTGGTTGGCCAGCGCCTGCCGGGCCTGCGCGGCGCCGGCATTGGCGATTGCGACAAGATCTGCCTGGCGGCTGGCCTCGTGGGTTGCGATGATTCTGCCGTACGCGTTTGCCTGCCAGCACCAGGCGACACTGAATCCGATGCCAAACAACGCGATGACTGCAAACCCGTAAGCCAACAGCTTTACGCGAATATCTGTCACGACAGCGCTCTCCGCACGCCCTCGGCGATCACTGCCGTCGAGTACGGCACGCCGCCATTCTCATGCTTGATGATTGCGACCGTGATGGCCGTCAGCGTTTGCAGGCTGCGCAGGTCGATCGGCTGATTGGGCTGCGCACCAACACCCGCAGCCACGGCCGTAATGTAAGACTCGGTATCGTTCTCCATACCCGGCGCCCACCGGTTGATCACTTCCCTCACAGTATCGATTCCAGTACCGCCCACGCGGGGCATTCCGTCCTTACCCCTGTAGGCCAAAATCAGCTTGGCCAGCGCGCGGATACCGTTCTCGGCAGTGTCAAACCTCGCGAAGCGCTTCTCGATAGCCGGATCCGGAGCCAACTGGCCCTGCCATTGATTGCGCGGGTTGTAGTCGATGTTGCCAGGGTTGTTGTTTCGAACGCCTCGGGTCATTGGGGGCATCTACTTTTCTCCAGACGTAAAAAACCCCGAACTTGTCGGGGTCTTGGTATATGGGGGGTTAATCGCCGAGCCTGATGCCCAGTCAGAAAGTTGCGGCCCGCCATTGCCTGGCGGGCATTCCTCTTCCTTAAGGGGCTTTGGGCTGCATCCTGCGCAGCTCTCATGAAAATGTCATGTGCGTTTAGGGTACGGAGTACGTCACCTCACGGAGGCTCGGTTCAATATGTCCCTGCTTTCGACCAGCGATTACGGGATCATCTCACCGATTCGACGCGGCAGCATGCGGGCCATGTTGCCTCGCGCGTAGATCACGAAGAACAGGACGCAGACCATTACCAGCGTGAGCGGTGGCTGAACCACGGATGTAAACGAAGTGAAGTTGTAGGCAATCCGGTAGGCCTCTGCGGCATTGGCCCCGGCGAATATCCCGGCGACCGTACCGACGGCCTTGCGGTGGCTATGGGTGGGGGCTCGATAGCCGACCACGAACAGGAAGATCAACAGATGGCAGACGCCTCGCGTACCGAGGAGAAAATCGGGCATCACACTGGCAAGCCAGCTCAGTCCTTCATGGACGTAGTACAGGAATTCATTCATCGCGCTTGCCCCGCTGCATAAACGCCGGCATGAACCCTGCCAGCCATTCAACCCAGTCTGGTCGTGGGCCTCCATCAGCCCAACGCTTGAGAGAACCGACGACCCATGATGCGAGCGCCGATACGATACAGGCCGCGATTGCCGCAAGCCCGTTATATGACCCAAGTCCAAGGATAAATACCCCGACCAGGTATCCGATGATGCAGGAGCCGATCGCGTAGAACAGGCGAGAGCTCCAAGGCAGCGATGCTGACGCAGCGAGGAACATAAAGCATCCGCCGATCGAGCCCATCGCGAGCCCTTGATCGAACGTAAGGAGTGACCAGGACATAGCTACCCCTTCTCCATTTGCGGCACCAGTCACTGCGGCGCTGCTCACTATACTTACAGCGACCATACGGACCTCGTCCGACTCTTTCTCATAATGCCTCTATCGGGAAGCTGCTCATCTCGTGGCACCCAGAATCGGTGCGCATGACGAAGCCAGCGTTGAGGGCCTGAACAGGCCCATTCAGAAACGAAAAAGCCCGACACAGTGGTCGGGCTTTCGGTGTCAATCTGCTACAGACGCGGATATGACAGGATGGAAACATATTCGGCCAGTCGGCCACGCTCTGTCAAGCTGCCGTTTCGTGAAACAAGCCCCGCTCGTCGAGCAACTGAATTCCAGCCTTGATCGCTTCGTCCAGCATGCCATTCATTGTCTCGTGGATGCTTGCCCGCCAACGTCTGCGCGTGCGCTCGGGCGTGCCCATGTTGTCGTCCCACCTGTTCATGTCGTAGATGTCGGCCTGCAGCACTCCGGTCGAGCGCTTCCCTTCCATGCCCGGTTTCTGCGGCTCAGCCCAGGTGAGCACTGCGTAAAACTTGAAGTGCTGGTGCGCGTGCGTGGCCACGATGCGCCCCAGCGCCTTGATGCTCTGCCCACGCACGGCAGGGTCCAGCGTGTACCGCGCAATCAAGGCGTCCCAGTGACGGGGCAGCAAGTGCTGGTGCAGGTGCCGGCGATGGTCGCAGTCCAACTTGAATCGTTCCTGCCGACCAAGGCCGCCATAACCTGCGCAGCCGCGATCGGCATCGACCCATCCCGCTGACGCTGGTTTACCCTCAGAGCCTGCAAGGAGGATGCGGACCAATACGGATACTTTGTTCATGCTGCTCTCCCCTTCAGCTCTCGCGTCAGCGAACGGTAATGCGCCGTCAGCGCCTTCAAATCGGCAGTCGAGTACCTTTCGAACTCATAAGGCTTTGTGGCTGCGCGCTCAGCTTTGTGATGCAGGCCGTAACTGGCTATCAAGACGATGGTCAGGACGATCCAGATTCGGTTGCTCATGCCGTGGCGCTCCGCTTGCGAAGTTCTTCGATGGCCGCCATGTGCTTGATCACGCGCTCGTTGAGGTCGCGACGTTCGCGGCGGCGACGGTGAGCCTCGACCAGCTTGCGCTTGGTGTTTTGCAGGTACATGGCCTGCTTCAGTTCGCGAATCTTTTGAGCGACGTTTGCGGACGGCTCCGCAACTGTCCTGGTGAGCAAGCCCGCGATAGCACGACCGTCTTCTGTGACTGGTTCATGGCTCATGTCGGCGATCAGCAGCCGCGCACGCTCTTGAGAAATGCGCTGCAGCTCGGCGGCTTTGTTGATTGCTGCCACGCGGCGACCAGCGTCGAACCCAAGCGAGATGTGCCAGTTCACCGCAAGAGCGTGGGTGCGAGCCTCGGTGACAAACCGGTCGTAAGCGCTGATGAACGCCATGCGTGCGCCGATCTTGTCGCCGAGGTCCAGCACCGGGCGGGCGGCATTCAGGGCCAGCTGGATTTCGTCGGTCATCGCGACTGTGTCGAATTCATCGCTCGAGGTCAGTGCGATCGCCCACGCCTCATCGCGACCTGGACGGCCGTCCGCGGCCTGGATACGGCTGAGTACTGCAGCCAAGGTCAACTTGCTGGTCAGTTCCCGGCGGCAGGACTGAAGCGCCTGACGGATATCTGCCGCGGAGTGCTCAGCGAGATCTTCGGCGATCAGCTGAGCAGCGCCGGCGCTGAGGGTCTGGCCCAGCGTTTCGGCAGTGGCGCAGATCGCCCCGGCCAGTTGGGCGATTTCGTCAAAGGAAAGCATTGCGCCGTCCTCCTTCGCGGATGTTCCGGGCAGCTTGCTGCGCGGCGTTGATATTGGCCTGGGTGTCTTCGATCTGGCGTGCGGTGCGGCCATTCATCTGGCGGCCGGTGGCCCACTGGGTGTGAAAAGCCTCGGCCTTGGCGATCAGGTTTGTCAGGCTGTGGCAATCGTTGACGATTCGGGCGTCGTTGATGGTCAGGTAGTACGCCGCGACACTGTGAGCAACGTCGATGCCGAGACGGTCAACCAGCTTGCCCAGCATTCCACCGGCCGCGGCGTTCCAGACCGGCCAGCACTGGTATCGCTTGCGATAAGCCATGGCGTAGTTAGCCCAGGCCTTGAAGGTTTTACAGGTTTGATCTTTGGGGCCCGGCATGTCGGCCGGAATCTCGACTCGGGGAGCGTCTGAACGGTCAACCTCAAGCACCAGACTACCGGACTGGGTCGGCCGCGCCGCATCCTCCGGCAAGTCCTGACTTCTATCCTGATGGGTATCCTGATGATTGATATCCTGATTTGTCGGAGATTTTTCCGATCCTTGCTCGGACTTTTCTCCGACCTTGTTCGGAGATTTATCCGAGATAGACCGGATTCTTTTCCGACCTTTATTTTCAGGTGGGGTGGGATATTTTTCCGACCCATCGCGCTTCTGATTCCACTCGGCAGCTTTCGCGGTCAGGCGAAAGAGCGTGATGCTCGACGTGCTCGACAGTTGGATAAGCCCCGCCTCGTCCAGCGCCTTCAACAGACGGTACGCCGTGTCTGGCTTGTCAGTGATCAACGGCAGTTCCTCAACGATCTTTGCCTTGCTCAGCGCGAAGAAGACGCCGTCGTCCGTGGTGACCGGCCTGGTCCAACTCGGGCAGCCGTAGAGGAATGCGAACAGCAGAGCTTGCTGCGAGTTAAGCCCCCACTCCAGCGCTTTTATCTGGTTGATGGTCACAGTGAATTGCATATCAGGCCTTCCCGACCATTCTGGCCAGTTCAACGAAGCGATCGACGTACCAATGCGGCTGCGTTTCGCGAGGGGATTGGGGGCTGGTGAGGTTCTTGCCGTAGGCGAGGCCCTTTTCAGTAACGCACCAGAAATCGACGGTTTCGCCCTTGGAGTTCCTGCGCTGCATCTGCTTCAGGTAGCCCAGACATGCAAGCGCGCGATTGAACGTCGCTGGCGCATAGCGGATGCCGTGCTCTTTAAGCAGCGCGGTAGCAGATTTGGTGGGCATGGAGCTACCACCGGCGTCATCAGGCGCGGCGTCCACCGCATAGCCCGGCAGAAACTTCGGATCGAGACCGTTGTTCTCCGCGATCTTGATCAGCATGAGCATCTGGCTGGACGGCGCGGGCTTTAGCAGGCGCGTGAAGCATTCCATGATGGCGATCTCGCCGATCACCTTGGTGCCGTTCGCCTTGACGGTTTGGCGCGACGCGGCTTTGTCCTCAAGCTCGCTCCAGCGACGAATGACCGCATAGCGCATGCAGGCGCTATATTTGGTCATAAGCGTATCGGTGAGGTCACGGTCGAGATGAAAAGCGGTGGTGTATCCACACGCGTCTTTTTCCTCAGCGAAACGGCCCAGAATCGGACCCTCTTTTTCGAGATCGCACATCATCTCGCGGATGTCGCGGAGCACATGCTTGTGTGCTTCGCGCGTGACGCTTGCGATTTCCCTGGATGACATCGTGCACGCTGTGTTTTGCCGACTATGAAAACGTGGCCCGACTTCTGGGGTACTGATCAAGGTTGGATGGCTGTGCATACTGGCCTCACTCGATTTACAAACAACCACCCTCTCCGGTGGCTTTTCTGTATCTGAACTTCAGGCGACCTTCAGAAACTGCTGGAGCACTTTCAGGCTGACAGTCACCTCGTTGACCCCATGTCGCCGGTGTGCAGGAGCACGCCGCACACGTGCTCGTTGGTCAGGTGGCGGGCATCGTTGTCCGCATTTGCACACTGCAGCAGGCTCACATGCGCAACTCTGGTCTTCGCGGCCAGTGCCTCGGGCTGGCTGCCTTGCGCCGCCGGCGGGCACGCATCCGAAGAGTCTTCCATTCGTAACCTGACCAGCTCGTCGTGCATAAAATCGACGGCCTTCCCGGTGAGATAGCCTGGGTTGCCGAGGTGGTCGTTGCGAATTTGGCAACTGGTCGAGATATCGCTTTTGACACGCTTTGAAATGGCCTTGTAGGTCATGCCCGAGCCCAGCAGCGCATCCAGTTTTTTCGGAAGATCGGTAGCGGTCACGGCTGCCTCCCTGGTGGTTATGCACATGATCATGCACTGGTGCATA